CCAGGTTGCATTGATAAAGACCGTGCTTATCACGCACAGTGTATGGACTTGGCGATAGATTATGTAATGTGGTTAACTGATAATCAAACAGAGATGTGGGGCGATGCTAAAAGCTCTATAATAAACAAATTCCCTAAAGGGTGGAAGATTGTAGAGAACAAGCCATCTACAATACCTAAAGAGGGTTGGATTGCAGTATTTACAAGTGGTACGTATGCTCAATATGGACATATCGGTATTGTATACAATGGTGGTAATACTACCAGTTTCCAAATTTTAGAACAAAATTGGAATGGTTGGGCAAATAAAAAACCTAGTTTACGATGGGATAACTATTATGGTTTAACACACTTTATTGTTCCACCGGTAGCAAAAGAAATAGAAGAACCTAAAAAAGATGTAAAATCAGCTCCTAAACAGTCAATTAAGAAAAGTAGTAGCATCAAAGTTAACACGCATCATATAAAAGGTTGGACTATGACTAAAAGAGGTCGTAAACCTAAAGGTGTAGTCATTCATAACGATGCCGGCACAATGAATTCAAAACAATACTATAACAATCTAGTAAATGCTGATTACAATAGATTAGCAAGAGGCATAGCTCACGCATACGCTGATAGAAACGGTATTTGGGAATCTATATCAGAAGATAGAATTGCTTGGCATGTATCAGATGGTGTTCAACCGGGTTCAGGTAATTTTGAATTCTACGGAATTGAAGTTAATCAATCAATGTATGTAAGCGATAAAGATTTTCTTAAAAATGAACAAACAGCTCTTAAATTCGCAGCGCATAAACTTAAAAAGTGGGGGTTACCAGCTAACAGAAATACTGTTCGTTTACACAACGAATTTAGTTATACAGCTTGTCCTCATCGTTCAGCTAAATTACATGCTGGCATTGATCCAACAAAACAAGCATGGACTAAGGCAACACAACTTAAGTTAAAAGATTACTTCATTAAGCAAATTAGGGCATATATGAAAGGTAGTACACCTAAGGTTACTACAGTTAAAAACAAACCTGGCAGTGCTTCTACTCCGGCTAACAGAAGAGATATGAACGGTTGGAAAGTAAATAAATATGGAACTTATTATAAAACGGAACACGCAACATTTACACCTAATACTCCAATCAAAACACATTATGTAGGACCGTTTAGAAATTGTCCTGTGAGTGGCGTATTACAACCTGGACAAACAATAAAATATGACACTGTATGTAAACAAGACGGTCACGTTTGGGTGAGTTATACAGCTTATAATGGTAATGACGTTTGGTTAGCTGTAAGAACATGGAATAAAACAAATGATAGTTTAGGGAAATTGTGGGGTACAATCAATTAATCTGTTATAATACAATTACCACGTCATTATACAAGGGTAGTCACTATGGCTACCCTCTTATAAATTACAATTAATTATGTCTATAATATGAAAATGTTAGATTGATATTAAAAAAACATAGTTTAACACTACATTGGTTACACGGTCTGTGCTATAATTAAATTACATACAATTTAATCTTCTTTTTTACTCCTTTATAATTTTGCTACCACATTCTTTTGAGTGTGGTGGTTTTTTTATTTGTCTATATATAAGTGTTGTGTAACAAGAGGCACGGCAATAGTGACATAACACACATTAAAAAATAAAGTGAATTTTCTCGATATTTACAGTGTTTGTGTTGCCATTTTCATTTAATTTTCTAGGTATAAATTGAATATTGATATTTTCAACTGTACTTAATATTAGCTTTTCTTTTTCTTCCACAGTTAAATTATTCCAACCTTTAACTATAAAATTACTGATTGATCGTATTTGTTGTTCGCTTATTTCTTTTATAACTTCTGGCTCATCTTCACGTTTAATATCATCTAATAACCGTTGTGTTTCGTCCATAATTGTTTTAAATTCTTCTTCTTCAACATAGCCCATTGTATATGCACGTAATAATTTAGTGCGTTGTTCTTTTATCTTCTTTTCATCGTTTTCTATGTCATTTGTTTGTTGTTGTGGTTTATGTACTTCAAACCGACTCAAGTCCATTTCATTCAATTCATCAACAAACTTATCTTCGATTTCAGTTTCGTTAAACGATATATTTCTCACTGACTTGTCACGATGACACTTATCGCACATATAACGACGTACACCGTAAGGTTTACCGTTTTTAGGTTTAATAGTACCAGCGTATAAATGTAGTTTACTACCGCACTGTGGACACTGTATAACACCTCTAAAAATAGCAGGGTGCTTTGTCTTACTTCTATGTGTTCTGTTCTCTATAACATCGATAACTCTATAATAATCATCTTCGCTTATTACTGGTTCATGTGTATTTTCTATAAATATATCGCCGTGTTTAGTGTGACCTCGTAATACAGGATTTTTCATTATGCGTATAATAGATTGCCTATTCCAATTCTTAATTTTAGGTGGTTTCTTTTTACCGTTTAACAATCTAGCTATCTCACTAGCACTAACACCTTTTTTAAACTTGTCAACGATGTAATCAATATACTTCACATGTTCGTTTGGAACCAATTTACCATCGACGTTATCATACATAAATGGTTCAATTCTGATATATTTACCACTTTCAACAGCTGCACGACTACCGAATAATGAACGTTCACGTATCGTTTCACGTTCCCACTCTGCCATTGCACCAACGATAGTAATGAATAATTTACCTATAGCAGTAGTCGTATCAAAAACTTCAGTCGCACTTTTAAACGACACATCATTTTTTTCAAAGCGTTCTAACATCTCTAATAAGTCACGTACATTTCTAGTTAATCTATCTAGTTTGTAAACTAATATTAAATCAAATTGATCTAATCTATTAAATAACTGTTGTAGAGCAGGACGTTTTGTAGAACCACCACTAAAACCACCATCTGTAAACACTTCATATTGTTCCCAGTCATTAATTTCACAATAAGATATCAATTTACGTTTTTGCTCGTGTATAGAATGCCCGTTTAAATTTTGTTCTTGCGTACTTACACGTGTGTATATTGCTACTTTCATACTCTCACTCCCTAAAAAAGGTAAAAAAATAATAAGGGTACTAGGTACCCGTAAAATTATTCTGATGGTGTATTTTGTACTTCTTGTTGTCGTTTAGCCCAACTTTCGTAACTTTCGTTTTTACCTACCCAGATTGGACCACCTACATGAGCGTTTGGATCATTTGCTACTTTTTCACTTGCTTCTTTAGCAGCTTCATAATCACCACGACCATATCCCATTTGTGACTCATCGTGTGTAGTAGGTTTGTTTTTATTCCATTCATTTATTTGTTCTTGCGTCATATAACCATTGTTATTTTGTGATTGTTGATTACTATTTTGTTGTTGATTATTGTTAGATTGTTGTTGGTTGTTTTGTTGCGTTGGTTGAACTGTCTTACCCTGTGGACGTTCATTATTACTGTTAGCACTTTGAGTTTTCTTATTATCGTTTTTAGATGTGCTTTCAGATTCATTGTTAGCATTATCATTATTACTATCATCTGAACTAGCTTCTTGTTTATCATCATTAGTGTTTTTGTTTGATTTATCCTTGTTTTCTAATTTCTTATCTTTCTTTGAATCATTAGACTTTTTGTGTTCAGATGTTTTGTTATCTTCTTTCTTCTCACTATCGTTGTTGCCACATGCTCCTAATACTAATAAACTTGCGAATATCAAAAATAAAACCTTTTTCATTCTACATTTCTCCTTTGTTAGCTATTTGTTTAAGTAAACTGATAATTTCATCATTTTGTTCTAGTAATTTCTTATTCTGTTTTACTATCTCATCGTTTTGAGCAATTTGTACATAAGTGTTAGTTTTCATATCTTTATAATGGTTGAATTTTGCTTGTTCTTTTTGGCTAAGGTGAGTACCAATGCCTATAAGATTGTAAATATCGTCGAAGCTATTCGCTTTATTTTGATAATAAAAAGCATTAGAGGTAACTTCTGACGGGTTATTAATACCTTGCTTTTCAAAACTTTTGTTTTGCAGAATCTTTTTTCGCTCTTCTTTATCAATAAAATTATCTTGATCGCCAATAATTTTATTAATTTCAATGTTTAAATTAGGATCTTTTTTTCTCTGTAACTGCGCTAGTCGTTCTTGCTCTATAATAGGTAATTCATCAATGATTTTTTTACCTTCTTTAGATAAACCGCTTTTTATTAGGCCTAAAGCGTAACCATTTTTAAAACCTATTTTTTTAGACATAAACTTCCTCCTTTTTATATTTCTTTATATTTAAAAACCCTCAACGGCTCAAATGTTATTGAGTATTCGCCATAGTGAGTTCCAATACCATATTTATTTTTGTAATGTTTCAATATTTCTAATACGTGTTCTTCGCTTAATTGAACATATTCAGCTAGTTCATATAAGTTACTTATACCGTAATGATGTGCTTCTACGATAATACGTATGGGCAACGCCGCCTCGTATCCATGACGTCTTGCATAGTTTTCGAACTTACGATTAATCCATCTGGACTGGTCTAAAATATTCCCATATGTAAGTTTATGGTGTGCCAGTTCTTCGTAGAGAACTTTTATTTTTTCTTTTTCGGACAAGTCACTTTTTATATAAACAGTTCCGTTCATATAAAATCCCGATTGGAAAGATGGTAGTTTGTTAGTTTCTTTAATTTCTACCATATCATTATCTATACAAATTTCTTCATATAACCCCATAAAAAACACCCTTTATTTGTCTCTATTTTTAATCCACTCAATAAACTTATTGACTTCTTCAATTTCTTCTTCTGTTAGACCCTCTTTGTCAAAATGAGCAGCCATAGTGTCTTGTTGTCTTGTTTGTTCACTTCCATCAAATCCAAGTAAATACTCTGTACTAATATGGAGCGCATTCGCAAAATCTTCCGCACGGTTTAACGGAAATTCTCTCGTTAAATTCAAGTAACGTGATACAGCAGATTTGGCCATTCCTACCCGACGAGCTAATTCACTAAGTGACATGTTTTGTTCTTTTAATGTTGTTTTAATTATTGTGATTATTTCATCATTTGTTCTCATTTTTAGTATCTCCTGAATGGTTAATTTGTTCTTACTAGTGAACAATATAATTATAACACCGTTCCCAAATGAATACAATATATAGGTAGAAAAACTTTTTTTGAATTTTTTAAAGTAAAATGTGTTGACTAACGGGAACAATACGTGTTAAGTTATATACAGTTCTCAAAAGAGAACGAACGGAGGTGACAACATGGTACTTAACTTAAAAAGATTGAGAGCAGAAAGAATAGCTTGTGGAATAACGCAAGATGAGATGGCACACAAGATGGGGTGGAAAACAAGAACTCCATATGCAAAAAGAGAAAATGGGATTGTAGATATTGGAGCGAATGAGTTTATTAAAATGGCTAAGATATTAGGCTATGAAACAAATAATTTAGATATTTTTTTTACTCATGATGTTCCCGGAAAAGAACGACAGACAAATTAAAGGAGGAAAAATTGGGTGAATGAACTTGAACAACAAGAATTTGACTATTCGTTAGTGGATAACGAAATAGCAAATAAACTCAAAAAATACGACGAACAACTCAATAGGTTATACAACAACTACACGATAGAAGTTGGGGAAATTTTATATAACGCAAACAAGGAATTTTCTAATCCAAAAGATGGAACGTTTATCAAATGGGTTGAATATAAAGGTTTCAAAAGACAGAGTGCTTACAACTACATGAGTGTATATAAAGCTTTCCAAAATTTGGAAAGTATAGATGATCAAAAAAACTTTTTATCACAACCAAAAACACTTCAATATGAAATGTCTAAACCTTCTGCTAACAAAGAAGCAAATGAAGCAGTTTTAAACGGAGAAGTTAAATCTACCAAAGAATATAAAGAATTAGAACGCAAACTTAAACAACGTGACGAACAAAACTCTCAACTTCAATCTCAAGTAGAACAAGCTCAACGTTCAGAATCAATTGCACGTAAAAAACTCGAAGATGAACAGAATAGAGAACCAGAAATAAAACGTGAAGTAAAAGAAGTTATTCCGCCACATGTTAAAGCTCAATTATCAGATAGACAACAAATGATCGATGCAAAAGATAAGGAGATAAAGCAACTTCAAGAAAGATTAACAAAGGCAGAAGAACAAAAACAAAAATTCGAAAAACAAGATTATCTTGAAGAAGATGAACAAATCGCATCAATAAGTTTTCAAGTAGAATCTACAGTTTTAGAAATCAAAGACAACATTAACCGTTTTTTAAATGAAAACGCATCGACTGCATTTCGAGAAGCAGCTATTGCAAGAGCAAGTGAAAAAACAAAAAATCAAATTTATGACGGCGTAGAAGAGCTAGAAGCATTTTGTAGGACAATGAGACAGTCACTTAATTCTAACGTCATTGTAGGAGGTTAAATATGTTATTAGATATTTTCAAAACTAATGAAGAAAAGGCAAAGCAACTTTCAAAAGATACAGGATTAGACCCGAAACAAATTAATCAAATCGTCAATGCAACAGTTACAACAATGCTGGGGGAAATTAAAGGTATTTTTGAACAACAACAAGAAAATCATGAAGATACTCAAAAAGCTTTAAGAGTAACTTATAAACAAAACACTCAAATTTCAAACAAGTTAGATGAAACCAATAAACGCATTGAAAATGTTGAAGGTGAATTTTTCGAAGGCAAAGAAGAAAAAGCGTTAAAGCACACAATTGAAAAGAAAGCTAAACAAATTATAGATAAAAAAGGTAGTCAAATAACACTTGACTTAAACATTGAAGAAAACTACTTGAATATCTATGAACAAGTTGATGCTAAAGAAAAACAAGATGCTCAATATAAAAGAGACTTAGGAAAATGTAAAAACAAAATTCTTAAATCAACACTTAAATACGTTGGTTACAAAGGTAACGCTTCATATAGAGATATAAAAAAGAGAGATTTAGATAGAATGCTTTCTTATATTTTAAATCTAAAAGCATCTCAAATTGAAATATAGGAGGAATCATGATGACACCAGATCAAAAAGAGAATTTAAACAATATTGTATTAACGCTTCATGCAGTTAAAGAAAACAAAGATCAAACATATACGCACAAAGATACTGTTGCTATGACGTATGCAGGGGAGATTGAACACACTTATGAAGTTGATAGAGAAGAACATCTTGAATCAATGATTGAATGGGCTATTGATCAAATCGGACAGCACTTTGATTTAGACGAAGAAAACGAATAACCCACAATCGAACAAACAACTTAAGGAGGAAATGGGATGAATATTCAAGAAGCGACAAAAATAGCAATGGAAAATGGGAAGTCGATTCATCGTAAATCTGAATTTGACGTTTTAAGAAAACCTGGTGAAAATTTAGAACTTTTACCAACAAATAGTTATGGATATGTAGTCGTGAAACCAAGACAAAAAGCCTTCTATCCATTATGGCAACCAATGGCAGAAGACTTAATAGCAGACGACTGGGAAATTATAGGGTTAGAAAAATAATAGCTTTTTTAACTCACTTGTTATTCATTTATTAAGGAGGAATAAACTATGTCAGATGAAATGGTGCAATTCTGGTATGACTTTATGATTGAACACGGTGTACATGAAAGAATCTTGGAAGCAGAGGAGGCCAAACAAAATGAACAAACTACAACTCATTAAAATAGCATTCCTAACAGCACTTTTGGTCGTGGAAGTTAGGAATGCTAGAAAAGAAATTAAACATAATCATTGTGATGTCTGTGGTGTTAAAAAGTTAGATTTTCAATTACTACACGATACTGATTTGGTGATTTGCGATGAGTGTGCTTCTCACATTAATGATATGAGAACAACTAATTAAATTGCATTATAAATGTTTTCAAAGGAGAGGATTAAATGAAGTACTTGTTAAGTTACATGTCGATGTTCATCGCAATGATCATCACATTACTTTTAGGAGGTGGTTTCTTTACAGTGATAGCATTTTCAATGTTAACTCTTATTTTCAGTAGCTTCTTTTGGGAGAAGTGGCTTGAGATAACAAAAAAGACTGAAACTTGCGCCAACAAGTAACAGTCAAACACTAACTAAAATATACAACTTAAATATACAAGTGGAGGAGAGAAAATGCAAGAGGTAATTACAGTCAAGTTGACTAGAGAAGAATACTCTCAACTAATCAAAAGCCAAATAGATTTAGATTTCTTACGAAGTGACTATGACTTTTTAAACAAACGTTACGAAGATATGTGCGATAAATATTTTGAACTTAGAAAAGATTTCAGAAAAGCTATAGAATCATGCGAAACACAAAACGAAACAATCAAAGTCATGGATAGAACAATAGATATATTGCGTAAAGGAGTGATTGGAATTGAAAGAAACAGTGACATACCTAATTAAATTGAAAGATGCTCCTTTCGACCTGTATATCACCAACAAACCTAACAATGAAGAAGATACTTCTTATTCGAGAGATAGACGGAGAGCAAGAGAATTTGCAGGACTAGAAGATGTGAGTATAGACATGACTAAGCACAGAGCAATTAAAAAGAAAGTAACAGAAACAACTGAATATGAGGAGGTTGAGTATGACTGAAGAAACACTATTTAATCAATTAAATCAGAAAGATGTAAACGATCATGTAGAAAAGAAAAACGGATTAACCTACCTAGCATGGTCATACGCTCATCAAGAATTAAAGAAGATAGACAGCAACTACAGTATTAAAACACATGAATTTGTACACCCTGATGTACCACTAGATAACTATTTTGTACCTTATTTAGCTACTCCAGAGGGTTACTTCGTACAAGTGTCAGTAACTGTAAAAGGACAAACTGAAACAGAATGGCTTCCAGTATTGGATTTTAGAAACAAATCTTTAGCAAAGGGTAGCGCGACAACGTTCGATATTAATAAAGCTCAAAAACGTTGTTTCGTTAAAGCTGCAGCATTACATGGTCTAGGCCTTTATATATATAACGGTGAAGAAGTTCCAAGTGCTAACGACAATGACATTACAGAATTAGAAGAACGTATCAACCAGTTTGTAACTTTATCTCAAGAAAAGGGTAGAGACGCAACGCTAGACAAAACAATGCGTTGGTTAGGTATTCAAAACATTAACAAAGTTACTAAAAAAGATATAGCAAATGCACATCAAAAACTAGATGCAGGACTAAAACAATTAGATAAGGAGAATTCGAATGACTAATTTAACTATTTTAACAGGACGTATCACTAAAGATTTAGAACTTAAACAAGCAGGACAAACACAAGTAACTAACTTCTCTATGGCAGTGGACAATCCATTCAAAAAAGATGACACATCATTCTTTGACATCGTAGCGTTTGGCAAAACTGCACAACTATTAAACGACTATTGCGGTAAGGGAAGCAAAGTTTTAATCGAAGGCAACTTGAAACAAGACCGTTTCCAAGATAAAGAAGGGAACAATCGTTCAGTAGTACGAGTGATTGCTAATAGAATTGAATTCTTAGATAACAAAGGTAGTAATCAACAAAACAACCAACCTCAACAACAACGAGGACAAGCACCAGTAGGCAATAACCCGTTTGCAAATGATAACAACGCAAATATAGATGATGATGATTTACCGTTCTAGGAGGTTAAAATAATGAGCTTTAAAAACGAATTATTTGAAAAATATTTACAAAATTTATTTTGGGATGATGAAAGTAATCTTTTAAGCGCTGTTGATGTACTAGATTTAAAATGCAATTTTGGTGATCCTTACGAAAGTTTTCATTGTAAAGAAGTTTATATGGTAGAAAAAAATGATAGTCGTTTTTGTGGTATAAGAGCCAACCATTTTGTAGTAGAAGTTGGTTATTCAGAAGAAGATTGGGGCGAAGATTATAATGTCTTCATTATTACAGGAAACCATAAAGGTAGTAGATGCATAACTATATTACGAGATTTGACAGATGAAGGACGCAAAAAGATTAATGATGAATTTCTAAAACGATTTGAGCAAAAAATAAAATCTTAGGGCTGATATAGATGCCAATTATCAAAAATTACATTACTCAAGATGACGGTACGACTACCGTTGTCATTGAGGATGTAGATATAGATAACAAAACATCGTTATTACTAGATAACGGACTAGAAGTTGAATGTGAAGTTAAAGCTATTGATCCATTTCTAATCACTGATAAGCAGCGCCGAAAAGTGTTTGCTCTATGTAACGATATAGAGGCTTATACAGGGCAACCCCGAGAATACATGAGGGAAATGTTTCAAGATTATATAACGTTTCTAAATGGCTATGATAAACGCTTGTCATTAAGCAATTGTTCAAGAGAACAAGCTAGGCAATTAATCGAAGTCATATTGGACTGGGTGTTTCATAACAATATCCCACTCAACTATAAAACAAGCGACTTACTCAAAAATGATAAAGCATTTCTATATTGGTCAACGGTCAATCGCAACTGCGTTATCTGTGGTAAACCACATTCCGACTTAGCACATCATTACGCAATAGGACGAGGTGCTAATCGTAAGACAATGGATCATTACGGATATGAAGTATTGGCTTTGTGCAGAGAACATCATCAATCGCAACACGATATAGGTGTAAAGACTTTCGATAAATTACATCACCTAGAGAATAGTTGGGTTTCGGTAGATAGTAGATTAAATAAAATGTTGAAGGGAGAAACTAATGACAAGTAGAAAGTTAAATGAAAAGTACCAAGAAAAATTAATAGAGTTAAATGAACGAGAAAAACAATTAGCTGAAATTTCTAGATTGAAAAAAGAATTAAAATCTTTCGAAGAAAAAGAAGCAAAGGTCCTAAAAGAATATATCGAAGAATCTCTATATGTAAAAGTGAAAGACGAAGGTTATATAGAATTAAAAAAGTGGTTAAAAAAACATACAATCGAAGAATTAATAAACGCTACAGATAAAGCTGTTGAACAATATTTAGGTAAATCAAACGAAACTATTTTCTCCAAAATCGAACGTATTGCTCATTACACTAAAAATCCAGTACCAGAATACATTAAGCGTAGTAGATATGTAATTGGTATTTTGAGAAATAGAGGATTGTATTTCAACGAAAACGTTGTAAGAGAACTTGTAAAAAAATGGCTAGAAGATGATTTAGAGATAGAAGATCTTATTTTGAGCGCTAAAACATCTAAAAATTGGACTGAGTTTAAATTGGACATAATTGAAGTTTTGGAGTTCGAAGAAAATGAATAAATTGTTAATTAACGAATATCCTTTACAAGTATTGCCGTCATTAGCAGTTCATATTGGTTTGAACGAGGCGATGATATTACAACAAATGCACTATTGGTTAAATAACAGTAATCACAAACACGATGGTAAACGTTGGATATATAACTCCTACCCTAAATGGATCGAGCAATTTCCTTTTTGGAGCAAAAGCACGATAAAAAGAACAATAACAAGTTTAGAGAAACAAAAATTAATATTTGTCGGTAATTACAATAAAGCTGGTTTTGATAGAACGAAATGGTATTCAATCAATTACGATACCTTAAATAAATTGGTGACCCGACCATCAGGTCAAAATGACCCGACGATGAGGTCAAATTGGAACGATGGAGCAGGTCAAAATGACCCGACCAATACCAGAGATTACACAGAGATTTCTTCAGAGAGAGACAGGGACGTCATATCACATATATTTAAATATATTAGTAACAATCTAGAAATGATACAAAGTCCAATAAAAGTGCAACAACTAGAATATATACTAAATGACTTTAAAGATAATCAACTAGATATAGTTACTGTAGCTACTGATTATTGTAAAGAAAACAATAAAGGTATTAACTATCTTATCAAAGTATTAGAAAACTGGAGTAAAGACGGTGTCGATACTAAAGAGAAAGCAATATCTAAGATTAAACCTAGAAACAATAAAGAAGATGATTACCTAGCTAAGAAGAAACAGGAACTATTAGGAGGTTAGACATTATGTCAATGA